AAACGGACTTTGCATATAATTACTATCACTAAACGGAAGTAGGCTCACTGCCGCATATTGAAATCTATCTTCCCATAGTTTATGCAGCAGAAGAGGAATCTCTTCTGGTTTATAATTGATCGTACAACTAATATTGTGCGTATTGTTTCCAGTTCTATGACCCGGAACTACCCAATTATTATAATAGTGCTTAACTCTATCAAATAAAGCTATTGCGCTTTCTTGATGTCGAGTAATCGCACCTTCTGGGGATTCTTGTGGAATTGTCACCACTACTCCAGACGGAGAGAAGATATCTGGCTCCACAAGTTCAGGGCATACTCTAGCAAGGTATCTAGCCAGCTCATCGTCCTTGTTCATTCTTACTCTACGTAGGTAGAATTGAGAATGTCTAGCGTGAATACCACTACTCGATCCTAGTACGCAACTGGCAGTTCCTTCTGGCTTAATTGCGGTAGTTCTTGCTGCTAAGTTAATTCCAATCTTTTTAGCATACTTCTCGTTGACTTCTAATACGAGTTTAGCAGATTTTTGAAGTTGATCTCCAGTTAATCCCGGAGCATCTGCGATACCAGTAAATGAACAACCGATCAAAGCTTCACTCTCAGTTACAGTTTTCCATTTCTCAGAAAGATATGGGAAATCTGTAAATCCCGCCTGTAGCGTTCCAAGTAGAGCGGCTGCGTATACTCTGTTATGGAGGTCTTTTTCGTTTTTAATTCCTGTTAAGTTTGTAGTGGTCAAGTTACAGAATTGATTTGATTGAAGACCGATTTCAGCACAAGGGTTGGTTCCCCAGTCCAAATCATTCGTCCAAAGAAATCCCGGTTCACCGGCATTAGAAGCGATACACATATCGTATACAGCTTTAAATTCTTCATAAGTTGTTTCCGAGCGAGGCATTACCGCAGAGTTATTCGCTCTTGCTCTGTGTGGGTATTTTTCCCACCAGCTTCCATGTTTTGAAGTTAGCATAGCCGTATCTGTTCTATCAAATAGGCTAATCAATGCCGCTCTACGAATACCGCCCGAAAGAACACAGTCTGCAATAAGACATACAATATCATGAACTTCTAGCGAAGTTAGTTTTCTATTAATGGCTTTAATTAGCATATCTTCAACTTTGACCAGCATTTGCCTAAGAGGCTCTGGTCCCGGAGCTTTGGCTCCTGTAGTAACCAAATACGAACCTTTGGATCGTACTTTACTAAAATCAAACACAGGTCTAATAGACCCAAAAAAATACGCAGACATAAGTTGATTTAGTGCTTCAGCCCAGCCTTCAATAGAATCGTGAACAACGTATACACCTTCCTCTTTTGGTTTTCTCAAGGAAGGAAGTTGTTTGATATGATGGTTTTGTACAGAATACCCAAAGCCTGTTCCTGATAAAAGAAGGAATAGAGCTTCTGCGAAAATTCTAGGATACGTGATGTTAGCAAAAGAACAATTAAACAAACGTACATTGTTTCTGAAAATTGCTTCCCCTCCGAACTGGAGAGAGCGCATAGATGGCATTACATTAAAGTCGTGAACCTGTTTGAATGCTTTAATAATATCTCTACTAAGTTTTGGGTACTTTTCAAGGTACATAGTGAGATTTCTATTAAGAGTTTCTTCCAAGGATTCTCTACGATTGAAGGCACTTAGATGTTTAGCGTAAGTGCGGTAAGCAACAATTTCACTCAATAGTCTGTTTGATTTTAGCACTTCTTTTCCTTTTTGCTTCGATTAAATTACGTTTATGTTGTTCAGAAAAAATTCTACCTTTATTTGATTCGGATATCTTTTTTTTAGTTTCTTCTGACATAATCCTTCCGGTCTTTCCTTTCTTAAGTTCCGACATCTTAGCTTTTGTTTCCTCTGAATGTTTTTTTCCCGTATTAGACTTAGCTATCTTATCCCTAGTCTCTTTGGATGGGACTTTACCTGTGATAGATTTAAGTAGTGCTTCTCTGTGTTCATTTGTAAGTTTAACACCTTTTCTTAATCCTCTAAGTCTAGCTTTATTAAGCTCTGTGTTAGCATTTTTTGACATCTTTAATCTTGTCTCTTCCGAAACAATCTTATTACGACTACCTCCTGCTTCTAAGTTATATCCCTTTTCTCTATTTGTAGAATCATAAAATTGAATCCAATAGATTTCAAGTCGATTTAATTCTTCGTATGTGTTTACATTACTTTCAATAATATCGAATTCAAAGTTATCTTCTGTGTATTTGTCCCAAGCTGATTGTAGATGACTATTACTATGAATACCTCTACGAAGTTTTTGTTTATGTGAAGCCCATCGTCTAGATGGTTTACTTCTAGTTTGACCAATATAAATCTTACCGTTAATTTTGTTTAAAATTTTATATATTACCATATGTATTCTCCTACATATAGTTGTTAATTTGCTCACAAAACAATCGATTTGACTTGTTCATTTAGCTCCTTATTATGTTAATTTTATTGAGGTGGATTTGCCAAAATGTTTTTTAAGCATTTTGTTTTTCTCTTCCACTATTCTACCACAATCTTCAAAAGATTTTCCAGTTTTTTTGTGAAGAAAACACAGCTCTCGAATATCCACAATTGGCATATCTTTTGTACTAGAAATTTCCTCTGGAGTCGCCTCTCTTTTTAAATAAAGATTAATTAGTTTTTTACGAGCTATTGGATCAGGAAAATCGACTTTAACGAATACGTCAATTCTTCCATTTCTAATTACATTTTCTGGGATAGATTCTGGATAGTTAGTAGACATAAAGTAGATAGCATTTGAAATAGACTTAGATCCATCTAGAAAATCTAGCATTTCACGTACATCATCTGATCTTTCTAAGAGCGATACCGCTTCTTCAAATACTAAAATTTTTAAAATATCTTTTGTTGAGTTTTCTAGCTTCTCAATAAATCTTCTAGTTGGTACGCTATCCAAAAAAATAATAATGGCATCTTTTTGAGTTCGAATAAACTGTCTCATATAAGAAGTTTTACCTGTTCCCGGAGGACCAAATAAAAGAACTCCTAGTTTATATAAAGATTGAGAGTCTTCATACAGCTCTTTATTATTTCTGAATTGTTTAATTGTTTCATCCAATCCATTTAAACTATCTAAGATATTAATATACTTATCATCTCTTAAAATCATTGGAGTTAGTCTTTCTGGATTTGAGCTACTTCCCGGTTCGTGGGAATAAACCCCAAGCGGAAGGTCGATTGGAGCTTCTTCTGGAGTTGTTTTATCGTAAATTTCAATTAGCTTTTCTGATACTACATTGAACGCTAAACTTTTGCTATTCATGTCTTCAACCAATTCCTCATTGGTTTTATAACTTTTTAGAGATGTTTTTGATTTTGCAAAAGGACTATAAAACTCTCCACTAGGAGTAGCGTATCTATACCAAATCATATAATCCTTTTATGGGTTTTGTCTAATTTTTTCTTGTATTTGATTCGTAATAGAAGTAATCTCATCTCTAGCAGCAATAGCTTCTTCTTTCATAGAGGCTACTTCGTCAGGATCACGTTCCGTATCTTTCTCTAAGAAGCTAATAGCCTTATCCAGAGAATGTCTGACAATTTCACAAAACTCTACAACTGTCTCTGCTTCATTACGATTCAAATTAACGTAGGCTTGATTATCGGGTTCGATTTGTTTGTAAAGATCGGAAAAAGCTTTTGCTAGCTCTGCGTCTCCTCCATTAACTGCATTGTTTTCAGATGCTCGTAGAATCTCTAGGAGATATAGTTTTTGGTTTTTATTTAAATATAATTTCATGTGTCTCCCCATCGTCTACTGGTTTTGTCAATTTATCTTTGACAGGTTTATCTAGTACAATTGTCAATCGTCTTCCATCTTCGTTATCGGATCTAAATACCACACCAAGTTTATTAAATACTACGCTAGGGCTAATTCTAAGAACCTCAATGAGTTCTTCGCCAACTACGGCAATAAGACTCTCGCACTCTAGAATTGTCAATCCTGTTTTCTTAGCTACTCTTTCTGAAAGTTTAAGCATTAGTAAATCCAGTGTCTCTTTCCGGTTTTCTTTGGAGGTCTTACATCCACATGTATAAACCCCTCCTTGCGACCGTCACCTATGTTTTCAAATTCATTATAGCATATTTCATACAAATTATCCAAATCATCCAAGGTTTTTCGTTTTGGCGTAATGTCTGCAGCCAATCCTGCCATATGTGAACTATTGGGCTTACCCCCAACCTTCTGATTATGGGATGGGCATCTATATCCAGAGTTTACTTGTACACTATCTCCATAGATATCCCTTACGATTTGCAGTTTAAGAACTAGCTCGTCGTCAATATACTGCTGTTCGGTGTCGCACTTTGAACAAGAACACTCAAATTCACTGCTGTTAAAGTTAGCACTTAGCTGTTTGTTTTCACCTTTTTTGAATGATATAATCATTTTGTACCTCTCTATGTACATTTGTTATAAGTTATACGCATAACACAGTGCGTCACCTAATGATTTAAACTACTTAGTAGTAAATAATCTAAAAATACGAATAAAATAAATTTATACGATTATTGACATAGTATACTCCGGAGTACGTATACTCCGGTGTTGGGCTTAGCTCTAAAGGCTAAGCCCTCGTATACTCAGGTGTTGGTTTACTCTGGAGTTTTTAAGAAGGTATACTATCGATAAGGTTCTACGCCACGCTCGCTTTTTTTGGAAAGCTCGCTACGTATAGTGTTTCCATTATACACACTTGCGTCAAAATTCTACAAATTATTTTTTATAACGCTGAAATGTGGTATACTTATGTACAGGATAACAAATATATTTTGAGAGGTTGTAAGTTCGACTGTTCCTTTTGGAATAAATATTTAAACAAGCGATTAACACAAATTCTCACTTTTAACATAGGGTTCTCATGAAAAAAAACTATGATTTTATATTCATACTAGTGTGTCTTTTTGTCTTCCGGATTATTGCGCTATCTGGCTCCTTTGCCGATGCTATATGTCTAATCGCAGTCTTAGGCTATATCTTGGGCGATAAGCTATTGAATCAGCGTAAACTTGAAAATGATGTCAAGGAGCAGTTAACAAAGGATAAGGCAGAACTCGCTAAACATATCGAGACTCTGGCTACAGAACTTATTAAGGTTAAAAATACAACAGAAAGTATTAAAGCCGCAACAGGTTTTATAAATAAAAGATAGTTATGAAATACGATGAGCTAGATAAATATACTACAGTTAAATCTCTTAGAGAGTTTACCGAGAAACTTATCACTACGACTGCAGCATTACAACTAGAACTGCAGCAGACAAAAGATAAGCTGGCACATCTAGAGCAAATTGCTAAACACACAGTAAGTCCCATCTCAGTTGGCTCCAACGAAGAAGAACTCTGTAAGCTAGAAATTAACCGCCTTTATCAAGCGGCTCAACGTGGTCCTCTTGAATTCAATGAAGTTAAAGCATTTGAAATTTACGTTAAGTCTCTAATGCTAATTAGAGGAAAGAGTGCAGTTGAAGAGAAGACTAAGCCCAAGAAAGGCTCCTCTCTTACAGAAGAACAACTGATACAACTAGCGTTACAGGTGCAGGTTGTAGATGAATCAAACGAACAATAGTCCACTTCAAGTTTCCCCTCAGCAAGCCCGAGAAATACTTTGGAGGAAAGGTAAGATAACAGATTTCTTACTTGACTCAAATCAAAAGATATTAAGAGATCAATTAAAATCAACTAAAAGAAAAACTCATGTTGGCGTTTTTGCTCGACAAATGGGGAAGTCTTATGGTGCTCTTGGTATTGCAGCAGAAGAACTTCTTAGTAGAAAAAATATTACCGTATGTTACGTTGCTCCAAGATTGAAGCAAGGTAAAAAAATTGTAAAGGCTACCTTTGACGAAATATTTAAGACTTGTCCACTTGATATCAAACCTAAATTCGACAGAGACTCCTCTTCTTGGATATTTCCATCTACAAAGAGTAAGTTGGAATTATACGGTTTTAATGCCGAAGAAATAGAATCTGCCCGAGGACCGAAAGCTCATATGATTATTGTCGATGAGTGCGGGTTTATGCAGGATTTAAAGTACGGATTGCGATCAGTGCTATATCCTAAACTAAACTCAACCAAGGGTCCAATGATTCTAATTTCTACCCTGCCAAAATCCCAAGGTCACGAATACTGGGAGATTGTTAAGAAAGCAGAGTACGACGGTACACTTTTAAAAAGAAACATTTACGATTGCCCTAGATACACGGAAGAAGATATCAGGGGTTTTGCTGATGAAGTGGGAGGATTTGATTCGGTAGACTTTAAGCGAGAATATCTAAACATCATGACTACCGATGAGGATCATGCTGTTATCCCAGAAGCCAACGATGAACTCTTAGAAAGGATTGTAAAAGATTGGAAGCGTCCTCCATATTTTGATCCTTACGTTTCTATGGATATTGGGGTTAAAGACTTAACTGGTATCTTATTCGCTTATTACGACTTTATTACAGGCAAGGTAATCATTGAGGACGAGCTAACTTTTAAAGGTAGGTCTTTCACTACATCCAATCTTGCATCTTCTGTAAAGAGAGTTGAAGACGAACTATGGGGGTTGAAGAAACCTTTCATGAGAGTTGCCGATAATAATAATCTAATTTTACTTAACGATTTGAACATACAACATGATATACTATTCTTAGCTACCGCTAAAGATAATAAACATGCTTGGCTAAACCAGATACGTATTATGCTAGCCGAAGAACGTATTATAATTAGTCCGAAATGTAAGCAGTTGATTTTCCATATAAAGAACGCTACATGGAATAAATCTAAGTCTGATTATGAAAGATCGTTAGACGGTGGACACTATGACTTAGTTGACGCACTGGCTTATTTGATACGTAACATAGTGTATTCACGTAATCCATATCCTAGAGGTTATGGGATGACGTATGGAGATTCTCAGCTAACGCTGCGAAATTCCAACAAGACAGCGTTCGAAGAACACTTACTGAGCATTTTTTCAATGAAAAAGAATTAAACAAATAGTACTAGAGGTTTGTAAATGTCAAAGAATACATATTTTGCCGCCAAAGATGCCAACGATACTGCAAATATTTTGCTTGAAAAAGCTACAGATTGGCGTAATACCTTAACCACAAATGGCTATCTAGAGAAGCTAAAGACTTGCTGGGCAGCATATCACGGTGCGTATTTCACAGATTTGGGCTCTGGACATACTATTGTTTTTGGAGGGGAACAGGGAGAATTAGCTCAACTTCCAGTTAACCATGTTCGTAACTTAGCACAACACATGTACGTTATGACTACTTCTAGTCGTCCATCTATGGAAGCTAGAGCAGCCAATACAGACTATAAGTCCACAGCTCAAGTAACTCTTGCTAATGGTCTATTAGATTATTACATGCGTGAAAAAAGACTAGAGCGGTATATTAACAAAGCAGTAGAGCTTAGTATCGTTTTAGGTGCTGGGTACGTTAAAATTGAATGGGATGCTACTACTGGTAAAGTCATAGAAGAAGATGAAGAATCTGGAGAAAAATACTATGAGGGAGATATCAAATTTACTAACGTATCTCCGTTTGATGTAGTTTTTGACGTTAATAGAGAAGACAATAATCACGATTGGGTTTTAGTTAGAACTTATAAGAACAAGTATGACTTGGCAGCTAAATACCCAGAGTTCGGAGATGAGATCCGAGAACTTCAAACTAAAGATGCAAAAGAAAGATATTCTTTACAAATATTTAGAAAGGTAGATTCTGATCAAGTTGAAGTATGGACAATGTACCATAAAAAAACAGAAGCTATGCCAGAGGGTAGAGAGCTAGTCTTCTTAAATGATAAAATTATTCTGCACGATCAGTCTCTTCCGTATAGAAGAATCCCTCTATTCAGAATGTCCCCTAATGAAATTTTGGGAACCGCATTTGGGTACTCTAACTTATTTGACCTACTCCCACTACAGGAAGGTATTAACCATCTGTATTCTTCTATTATGTCAAATAACATAGCATTTTCAACCCAGAATCTTTTTGTAAAATCTGGTTCAAATATAGATATTACAAACTTAGGCGGGGGTTTGAACATTATACAAGGTACGGAAAAGCCGGAACCTTTGAACCTACTAGGAACATCTCAAGAAACCTATAATTTTTTAAGTATTCTAGAATCAAAAATGGAACAGCTTTCAGGTATCAACTCTGTAACTAGAGGTACTCCTGATCCTGCCGCTAATCTACGATCTGGAAACTCTTTAGCCCTAGTTCAATCTATGGCTATTCAATTTCAGTCTGGTCTTCAAAATCAATATGTACAACTAGTTGAAGATTTGGGCGTTGCTATTCTTGAAATTCTGCAAGACTATGCTACTGCTCCAAGAGTTGCTTCTATTGTTGGAGTAAATAATAAGCAATATCTTGTTGAATTTAAAGGTTCTGATATTGCAGACATTAACAGAGTAATTGTAGATGTAGGAAACCCTCTAGCAAGAACAACGGCTGGACGAGTTCAAATGGCAGAGCAATTGATGCAAATGAAGCCAGAAGAATTTTCTATTCAGCAATATGCTCAAGTTATTAATACGGGTAGAATTGATGGTATGCTTGAAAGTCCAGTTGATCAATCTAACTTAATTCAATTAGAAAATGAAAGACTACTTGCTGGTACACCAGTTAAAGCTCTCATTATTGATGACCATAAAGAGCATATTCTTCGCCATAGAACAATTTTAAATGATATCGATATTCGATTAGATGAAGTTAGAGCGAAAGCTACTTACGATCATATTCTTGAACATATCGAATTTGCAAGAAGTGCTGATCCTGCAGTATTAACTATGACCAATCAACAGCAACTTCCACCTGCTCCAGCTCCACAGCCTCCAGTAGAAACGGGCGTAAATCAACCTGAGCAGAATGCAGCAGGACAATCTCCAATTGCACAAGTGCAAGAAGCCTCTTCTCAGTCAGTTCAACAGGAACAGCCGGGAGTTCCAAAGCCAGCTACTCCTCCAGCTCCATTTGAAAATTTACCAACAACCACAATACCATCAGAGCCTAAATCGTAATGAAAAAAAGATTAATGAGAGCAGATACGTCTGGAGTCAATAAGCTTGTAGCTGAGATTGTAAATAATCCTACGATTACAACAGATCAGCTTATGCGTAAAGCTATTGAACTTGGATACGATCCTGCCGATTTAATTGACGCAGCCCTAGGTTCTGTAAAGTATGATAAATCGAAAGCATCTTTAGATAAGCCACTAGAAGATATTCTAAATGATGTTTATGAAAAAGATGTAACTCCGGGTAAGAGATATGTAATGGAACCTTCGGAAGCTTTGACTAGTCGTGGTAGAGATGTGGCAAAGAATCTAGAAGGAAATGTTGGTGTAGCAACTAGTTTAAATATAGGAAAATCTCGATCCCTTCCTGATTATGTAGCAGTGCGTCCAGCCTATACTGAAATGGATAAACTCAAATCAATTGCACATGCTGGTCACGAATTTGGACATCAACAAGACTATTTAATTAGACCAGATTTTAAAATGCAAACCACTGATCCGTATAAAGCAGGGCATCATTATAAAGAAATTTATGAACCTGCTGAGTTGATTAGAGAAGCTAGAGATTTACCTCAAGATGAAAAAGTGGTTAAAGAAGTAGTTAGGCAAAGTAAAAAGGCGATGTTGAAGCCTTCTATGTTTACAAGACTTCGATCATTACTTGGACCGATAGCTACTGGAGCAGGTTTATACTCAGCGTTAAAATCTGGAGATGCTTCAGCGGCAGCACTAAATGCTGCGTCATTAATTGATCCTACTGGAATTGCAGATGCTGCATTAGAAGTTAAAAATAGACTCAACATGTCACCAGAAGAACAAGAAAAAATAGCCAAAGAAGATAGATACTCAGCTATGCCAATGGATCTAGCTAATGAACAGAGAATGTTGGACGAGCTAGAGAATTACGGAAAAGACAATAAATTTAAAAAAATTAAAGAAAAGGTAAGATAATATGAAGAAAACATTTCAAGAAGAACTTAAAGAAATTTTAGATGCAGATAAGACAGGTGCTGTAGATATGGATAAGATTCTACAGGATCAAGCAAAGCAACAAGCCCTAGACCTATCTGCGGAAGAATACGCTAAAATTAGAGAACAACTTCAAAATCAAATGGGCGATCTGAGAGCTAGGAAGATGATGGTAGAAGCTGGTCAAAAAGCTTATGCTAAACAAATCCCATCTGGCATACAAAAGGCAAAAGAGTTAGTTTCCAAGCTTAAAGGCAAGAAAGGTATCGCTGCTGGTATTGCAGCAACAGGAGCATTGCTCGGATTGCCTGAAGATAGTATGGCAGCAAATGTTGTATCTAAACTATCAGAAGCTGCTGAAAAAGCAGATCCCTCGTACTACTTAGACCGAGCTGTTAAAGACGAAGAAAATCTAGAAAAATTTATGAAAGAGGCTCAGAGAATTCAGAAAGAAAAACAACAAGAGCAGCAACAGCTCAAGAAAACAGTAGCTCCGATTATAGAAGAAGTTGGGAGCCCGACTGCAATTAAACCTTCTCAGATTCCTAAGATGCTAGGAGAACAGGAAGGGGAAGATGTAGAGGAAGAAAACAAAGAGCTAAAGATCGAGAACTACAATAAAATGCTCAGAAAAAAACTAGGCTACTACTAAAAATTATAACAAATATGTACATAGGCTACCACAATGTCGTGATGCCTTAACTTACTTACTACCCTTATTGGGCGTAAAAAGGATATTGTATGTCAGAAGAAACAGTAGTTAGTGAACCCGCAGAAATTGATGCCTCAGAATCTCAAGAAGCTCCCGCATCTCCAGCGCAAGAAATGACCGCTGAAGAGTGGGCAGAATTTGATCTAAAAGTAAATGGCAAAGAAATCAAAGAAAAAATTAATCTTAAGGATAGAGAGCGTATTGCAAAAGCTTTGCAGTTTGAAAAAGCCGCACAACAAGCTTTCCAAGAAAGAGCAATGACCGCTAAACAACTTCAAGAAATTCAAGAAGATGTACAAGAATTTCTAGAGCAGTTTACTAGCGATCCTCTATCTGTAATTATGAGTAATGAATTTAATATTTCTAAAGAACAGAAAAGAGCACTAGCTGAAGCCATCCTTCGTCAAGACCTAGAAGAAAGTCAAAAAACCCCAGAGCAGTTAGAGTATGAAGAAACTAAACGCAAATATGAAGAGTTGCTAGCAGAAAAGGCAGCACTAGAAGAAGCTCGTAGGGCGGAAGAACAAGCTTTTCTAGAACAACAAGCAGCTATTGAACTAGAGAATGAAATCGCATCGGCTATTGAAGCAGGATCGCTACCTAAATCTAAGTATATGACTAAGAAACTTGCAGACTTAGCGTATATCGCCTATGTTAATGGCGTTGACCTATCTATGCAGGATTTAATTCCTTTTGTAAAAGAACAGTACAAAAAAGATATGGCGGAAATGCTCCAAGTTCTACATGATGACGAAGTAGAAGAATTAGTGTCAAAAGAACGTATTCGCAATATTAGAAACAAACAAATTCAATCAGTTAAACCTAAAGATGGAGTTCCTAAAAATCCTTTAAAAACTCAAGATACGGGAGCTTCTAGCAAGCCTAAAGATGAGGAAAATAAAAAGGTAAGAGCTAAGGACTTCTTCAACTCTCTAAGAGGTTAACAAATATAGTTGAGTTAATATGACTTGTACGACTCCTTGGCAAGCTTACGCCCCTAGGACATCAAGCAGGAAAGAAAAACTTAAATAATAAAAAACAAACAAAAGTTTATAAGGAAACAAAAAATGGAAACATTGGAAAAACACCCGGGGTTACAGGCTCGCCTCTTAAAACAAAAGTGCCTAGCAGTTCAAGTAAAAGTAGTTGGTAACGCAACTCCAGCGAGTAAAGTTCTTACGAACGATCTAGCTGGCGTAGCTATAGTTGCAGCAGAAGGTCAAACATCAGCAGTTCCAGCAGGAGTTTCAATCGTTACTCCAGCAGATTCTACTGGTAAATTCTCTGTAATTCTAGATAAAGCTGCGACTGGTGAAATTGATAAAGTTCTACAAGTTACTGTAGTTAATATCACATCTACTAACGTAGCTGCTGCTTCTGTATCAAACGGCTACCTTGTTGTTGATATTGATAGTGCTGCAGATCTTTCTGCTGCTAATGCTGAATTACGATTAATCATCGATTATCTTAAAAAATAATAAAAGTAAAAAAGGAAACAAATTATGTCTACAGCTAATACAATTGACGGTCTTAACGGGCTATACAAAAAAGTTTACGATGGTAAACTTGAAAACTTGATCCCAGATGGCGTTAAACTTCTTAATGCTATTAAATTCGTTCGCAAAGAAAAGCGTCCGGGTGCGGATTATAACCAATCAGTTATTCTTGGTATGGAGCATGGCGTTAGCTTTGCTGAGCCAGATGAAGGTGCTTTCGCTCTTAATCCACCTATCGCAGGTGTAATTAAGCAAGCTTCGATCAAAGGCTATCAAATGGTTCTTCGCTCTGCGATGGCATTTGACACTATGTTCGCTGCTGATTCTGCTGGTGAGAGAGCTTTTGAAGAAGCAACTAAGTATATTTTCCAAGCGATGATGGATTCTATGTCTAAAAAACTTGAAATTCGTCTTTTCTACGGTCAATCAGGTCTTGCTGCTGTTTCTTCTACATCTGGTAACACGATCTCAATTCTTGGAAAAGAATGGGCTCCGGGTATCTGGGGTGGTGCTGAGAATATGCGTATTGAGATCTTTAGCTCTGCTGGAGTTCTTCGTGGTGACTGTAAAGTTACTGCAGTAGATTTTGACAATAAATCAATTTCTGTTGACTCTCTACCTGCTGGTGTAGTTTCTACAGACGTTATTTATGAATACGGTTCTAAAGGTAAAGAGATGGCGGGTCTTCATACGATCATCACAAATACCGGATCTATCTTCGGTATTTCTGCTTCTCAATACTCACTCTGGAAAGGTAACTCTCACTCTTGTCAAGAATCTGCTACTGATAAGCAAATTACTTTCAAGAAACTTGCTCAAGGTCTTGCTAAGCCAGTTGCAAAAGGTCTACAATCAGATGTAACTGTTTATGTTAACCCATCTTCTTGGGCTGATCTTATGACTGAGCAAGCTGGTTCTCGTCGTTTCGACGTTAGTTACAAGTCTGCTACAGCTCAGAATGGTTCTGAAGCTCTTGAGTTCTTCTCTCAGAACGGTAAGATGACTATCGTATCTTCTATCTTCGTGAAAGAAGGTTACGCATATGCTATCAACCACGAGCAGTTCCTAAGAGTTGGATCTACTGATCTTACTTTCAAAAACCCTCTTAGCAATGAAGACTTCTTCCAC